AAATGCAGCCGCCGCTGATGGCGGTGGTATCACAATAGATGGCGCGGGTGCTACAATATTATATAACGCGGACAGTGATGCTTTTGCATTTAATAAAGCCTTTGCTAGTCCCCTTGCAGGTGGTACAAATTTAATATCAGGATATAATACAGATAATCTGAATGAGGGCACAAATCTTTATCATACTACAGCAAGAGCAAGAGCAGCTATTGGATCATCTGACAATGGCGGTGACGGTTCATTTAGCTATAATACATCAACAGGAGTTATATCTTACACAGGACCAAGTGCCGCTGAGACACGGGCACATTTTTCAGCAGCAACCACAGGCACTGCAAGCTATACGCAATTAGCATATAGTAGTGGCGTATATACTTTAAATGTAGATCCTTTAGATGCTTCTGAAATACCTAGTTTAGCCGCTTCAAAAATAACATCTGGTGCTTTTGCGGATGCTAGAATTCCTAGTTTAGCCGCTTCAAAAATAACATCTGGTGCTTTTGCGGATGCTAGAATTCCTAATTTAGCCGCTTCAAAAATAACATCGGGTATTTTTGACTCAGATAGAATACCAACTTTAGCTACTTCGGATATAACATCGGGTATTTTGGACTCAGCTAGAATTCCCATTATGACATACTCCGAAGTTAGCGGTACACCAACATCAATAACTGATCTAGGAATAAGTGACGGCACTTCTGGTCAAATTTTAAAAACTGATGGTTCTGGTGGATTTACTTTTATAACTCCGCCCGTATCTGGAGTCACTTCTGTTGCTACCGGAACAGGACTGTCTGGCGGAACTATTACTTCTACAGGCACTATTAACTTGGCAAATACTGCGGTAACGCCAGGATCATATACTACTGCAGATATTACTGTTGATGCACAGGGTAGAATAACAGCGGCATCTGATGGTACATCTGGCGATAATGCATATACTGGTATTACAATATCTGAAGATGGTGGTACAGGATCATTTGTTGCAAGTGCTTCTAGCGCAAATGCCAATTCTGGAACAGATAGACTAGATTTTATAGCAGGTACAGGAATAACAATTCTGGGAACTTCTTCAGCATCATCAAATGGTGATAAAATTAAAATATCTTCATCTCCAGGAACCACAGTTAATTCAAATGCTAATAATAGAGTCATAACAGGTAGTGGAACTGCAAACACTTTAAATGGTGAAGCTAATATGACGTTTGATGGTTCAACTCTTGCTGTAACTGGAGCAATTACAGCGACTGGAAATGTGACTGCAGCATTTTCTTCGGACTTGAGACTTAAAGAAAACTTAGAAAAAATTGATAATGCTCTTGAAAAAGTAGATAATTTAAATGGTTATACATTTAATTGGAATGAAAAAGCGGACTTTATTTTTACGCCTAGAAATAAAAGAGAAGCTGGAGTTATTGCTCAGGAAGTTGAAAAGGTAATGCCAGAAGTTGTTGTGGATAGAGTTGATGGATACAAAGCTGTTTATTACGAAAAACTTGTACCTATCTTGATCGAATCTATTAAAGAATTAAAAGCAAGAATTGAAGAATTAGAAAGTAAAAAATGACTTTACCATTCAGTGGAACAATAACATTAAATGATATAAATTCGGAGTTTGGTAATGGCGCATCTCTAACACAAAATTATAATGGTAATTTAACTTCCGCAGAACGTGTTGATCATCCTTTAGTTCCAGCATCTGGAGATATTTCTCTTTGGGATTTTTACACAGTAACTGCCCCAAGTTCCGGTCCTGGATTGTTTAATACAAATCATAATATGCTTGTTCAAACGTTTGGAACTGATGGATCTACTACTGATGCCGCTGGAGATACTGTAGTAGTTAAGACTTTTACAGGATGGGAAGTCATGTTAGGTCAATTGGTTACAGGAGTTTCTAATACCCCTGGAACTAGTGTGACCAGTCTTACCGATACAACATATCCTGCAAATAATTTAAATGTAACAGCAAACAATCAAGCTGGTAATAGTGGTCCTCATAAAGATACAAATATTAGCCATTCTGGAAATTTTAATCGTACTGGTGATCCATCATTTACTGTATCTTTTATTACGCCAGACTATATTATAGACGGATCAGCATCAGGACATAATGCTATTAGATTAAGTAGCAGCATGTGGACCGATACGGGATTTGATGTTGTCAGAGGTCCGATTTTATATTCTGCAACTGCTAGGGCAGTTGCGGCTGGCGAAAGAGTTAAATTTCTATATAGAGCGGAATCAGGAGGAGATGCTTATGATTTATTTGCTTATGCTGTTGATCCTAGCAATGGAAATCAACAAATACTATTAAATACAACTCAAAATTCTAGTGGTGGCGCAACGGATTGGATATCAAGTGTAACTACAATAACCACATCGGGTAATTATTTATTTGTTTTTTGTAATGGTACTTTTGATTTTACAGGAGGTAGACTTGCTGGAGCGACCGTTTATGTGACAGATATTGAAGTTGTGTCGGGTGGTAATCTTACAGGAGGAGGTTTTAGTGGTGTTGGTAATAATCCTAACTGGACATCAAATACAACAACTTCTGCAGTAACATTCACTACAAGTGGAAGTGGAATAGATGCTGTATTAAATATACAAACTGTTGGTACTCAAGCCGTAATTAGAGTTATTGAAGAAGGTTCAGGATTTGCAGTAGGAGATACTATAACCGTTGGTGGTCAACAATTAGGTGGTAATGCTAGTGGAGATGATTTAACTTTTACTGTTGCTTCATTAGCGTAATATTTGTAAATTCTATTTTGTATAAATAATACTATTACAAGGAGATATTGATATGGAAGATGAAGATTTTGAAATAGATTATGAAGTATCCGATGATGAAGATGAACTAGAAGAATATGAGTTTGGTTCTGAGGATGATGAAGATGATGAAGATGGGTATGACGATTATGATTTTGAAGAACCTCAACCTATGTTAGATTTTGTTAATTCAGTACATAATGATGAACTTAGAGATGCTGGAAATTCTTTTCAGTCTATGCTAGGTGATAAGATTAAAGATGCTATAGAGGCTGAAAGAATTAATATAGGAACTCAAATGTTTGGTTCTGAAATGGCAGAAGAATAAAATAGAGAATTTAAATGAAAACTTTTAAAGATTTAATAAAAAATTTAGTCGTAGAAAAAAATGTTATGGTTGGCAAAAGCAAAATTGTTGTAACTAAATCTGGTAACAGATTTAAAGCTTCTATTGATGGAGAACATTTGGACGATTATGAATCTGAAAAAGAAGCAATTACTATGGCAAAAGAATTTATTAAACAGTTTAAGAATAAGGGATAAGACATGAAACTAATCGCAGAATATTGTGATCATGATATACATCTAGTCACCGAAGCAAAGGCAAATGGCGAAAAGTCTTATCAGATCGAAGGTGTATTTGCACAAGCCGATCAACCAAATAGAAACGGCAGAATTTATAGAATGGAAGTAATGAAGCCTGCCGTTGAAAAATATATATCAGAACAAGTTAGTACTGGTCGTGCTGTAGGTGAGTTAAATCATCCAGAAGGACCCACTGTTAATTTGGATAAGGTATCCCATCGTATTACGGAAATGAAATTTGATGAAAGTAATGTGATGGGTAAGGCACTTATATTAGATACTCCTATGGGTAAAGTTGTAAAAGGCTTGCTTGATGGTGGTGTTCAACTAGGTGTTTCGACTCGTGGTATGGGAAGTCTTGTAAAACAGAATGGAATAATGGAGGTTGGGAATGATTTTCAACTCAACACCGTTGACATTGTTCAAGATCCGTCAGCGCCTGGAGCTTTTGTTAATGGAATAATGGAAGGCGTAGAATGGGTATGGAATAATGGTTTGATTGAATCACAAGACATTGAAAAAATAGAGACTGAAATTAAGAAAACATCTTCACGCTCACTTGTGGAAGCACAAGTTCGTGGGTTTCAAAATTTCCTCTCGTTGCTTAAATAAGAAAAGGAGTCAAGTATGACTGATGAAAACCAGGAACTTGAGATCCATGATGACAACGAAATTGTGGAATCTCACGAAGATTATCTAAACGAAAGAAGCGAACCTATGGGCGATAAACCATCGACCATGACTACGCCTCCAAGTGAAGATGATTCGGTCGCGTCTGTAAAAGCCGCTGCCGGTAAAACTAAAAAAGCATCTCCGCCTAAAACTAAAGCGGGAATGAAAGCTGCTATGGCAGCAAAAGCAGAAGGAATGACGAAAATTCAACTACAATCATTGTACGCAAGTGTAATGGAAGAAGAAGTTGAATTGGATGATGAGGAAGCTATTGTGGAAGATACCACAAAAGACGAATTGGAAGTCATGATTTCTGAAGATGAGTCTCTAAGTGAAGATTTTAAAGCAAAGGCAAGCGTACTTTTTGAAGCTGCAATTAACAATCGTGTTGCAACTAAAGTTTCAGAATTAGACGAAGAATTTGCTGCAAAAATCGAGAGTCTTGAGGAGCAGTTTGCTACCGAGACAGAAGAATCGATTGAAGAAGCCAAAGTTGATTTGGTAGACAAAATGGATTCTTATCTCAACTATGTAGTCGAAAATTGGATGGAAGAGAATAGACTTGCTGTTGAGCAAGGTATTCGTACTGAAATTGCAGAAGGTTTCATGAGCAAGTTGAAAGACCTGTTTACTGAGTCTTATATTGAAGTACCAGAATCCAAAGTTGATCTAGTTGACCAACTTGCTGAAGAAGTCCAAGACCTAGAAGGACTTTTGAATGCAGAAACCGCCAATAATGTTGCAATGAATGAAAAAGTAAATAACCTTAAGCGTAGTATGATTATTACAGAAGCGTCTAAGGATCTTGCTGAAACACAAGCTGCAAAATTACTAAAACTGGCTGAAGGTGTAGATTTTGAGAACGAAGAAACATTTGCGTTCAAAATCGAAACCATTAAAGAGTCGTATTTTTCAACAAAAAGCGAAGCGGAAACGCCAGCAGCAATTGTTGAAGAAACGCTTACCGAAGAAACTAATGAAGATACTAATCAAGTAGATGTTTCTTCTAGTATGGCGCAATATATTGCTGCCCTAAAAGCTAACTAAGGAGTATTAAAGTTATGCAATACAATCAACTCGTAGAAAAGTGGGCACCGGTTCTGAATGAAGAATCAGCCGGTAATATCCAAGACAAGCACCGTAAAGCGGTTACCGCTGTTGTGCTTGAAAACCAAGAAAAAGCTCTCATGGAGCAACGCGCACAAATGACCGGTTTCGGTGAATTGAGCGAAGCCGCACCAACCAACTCAACAGGTGCAAACGTACAAAATTGGGATCCAATTCTAATTTCGCTTGTTCGTCGTGCTATGCCTAACATGATGGCATATGACGTATGTGGTGTTCAGCCAATGACTGGTCCAACTGGCCTGATCTTTGCAATGAAGTC